ATAAATGACATTAGATCCCGCATATAAAAAAAGTAAATCAGTTGAATGGTTTACTCCTAAAATTGTTTTTGATACTTTAAATGTAAATTTTGATTTAGACCCTGCTAGCAGTAATATGGTTAACAATGTGCCAACAAAAAAATATTTTACAGAATCTGATAATGGTTTAAAAAAAGATTGGAATGGTTTTGTATGGCTCAACCCCCCTTATTCACGTAATATGGAAAAATGGGTTGAAAAGTTTATTAATCATGGCAATGGAATAATGTTACTTTTTTCGCGTACAGATACAAAATTATTTCATAACTTTTTAATTAATGCTGATTGTTTTGTTTTTGCAAGAGGGCGTATTTCTTTTGAGCCTAACGGAAAAAAAATAAAATTAAAAGGTAGAATTGGCCCTAGTCTTTTTGTTGGTTGCGGCGAATTAGCAATTAAAGCTTTAAAAAATATAGATGGATTGTATATAGATTTAAGGAGAATAAATGACAGATCAAGTTAAATATGAAGTAACGTTTGCATTGGTACCTTTATGGGTATACGATCTATGCAGCGATTTAGAATTAAGTACTTACATAGCATTAGCTAAATATGCTAACAATACAACCAAAGAATGTTGGCCAAGTATAAATACAATAGGTAAGCAAATTAAGCGTGGTAGAGTAACAACTATTAAAGCACTTAAAGGATTAGAAGAAAAAGGCTGCATTACAGTTAAAAGAAGGCGTAAATCTAATAAAGATAATGAAACTAACCTTTATACATTAATGGTAAATAAACCAGCTAGCATAGTAGAACATACTAGCCCTGATATAGATAATAAAACTAGTCCTAGTATGCCAGATCATACCCAAACTATACTTAATAATAACTATACTAATAATAACTATATAAGCGATGAATCGCTTTTTATGTTTCAACAACAAATAATTAAAGCAGTTGGTATAAATAAGCCTACAGATGGCCAGAAAAGACATGCTTTCAAAGAAGCTAAGAACTTAAAAGAAGCTGGATTTGAGCCGGAAGATATATCTTTAATAGCTAAAAATATAGGTTTATCTATGGGGGTAAGCTTTATAACAATAGGTAACTTAACAAAGTATAGCTATTTAAAAGACGGAGCTAGAACAGCTTCGGCTAAAGACGTACAAAAAGCAGTTAATACTAATGAATTAGAAGCGTGGCGTAATGATAACTAATTGCATAATAATATATGCTGCTTTTGTAAGTAGTTTTGGTAATGGTGCTGATCCAACTATAAGCGATATGAATAATATAACTTACTGTAATAATAATTTACCTGCTAATACTTTACAATATTCAACGCTGTTAGTAGATAATTTTAAAGAAAAAAATATTAAAACAGCTGTTAAAGTTATGTTTTGTGAAAGCAGAATGAAGGCTGATGCTTATAGATGGCAAGATCAAGACAGCGGATTATTTCAAGTTATACCTAAAACTTGGGGTTGGGTTAAACAAAAGTATAATATACCCTACTGGGATTATCCAATTGATAATACTTACGCCCAATTAATACCTAAGTATAATATAGAAGTAGCTGCATTATTAGTACAAGAAATGCACAGTAGGGATGACTATTGGAAACATTTGAAAATATTTGGAGAACTGAACAGAATTTATAGAATACGTATTAGTATTCATATATGGAATGGCAAAACAGGGCCGCATGCAAAGACGTAAATACAGAGTTATTCTTTCCGGTTGAAGGTAATTTAACTGATCAACAATACTGGCAAGCGTCTGAAATATGTAAAGAATGTCCGGTAAACGTAGCATGTCTTAAAATGGCGTTGGATCAAGGTATAAGTAATGGTTTATTTTGTTTGCCTGAACGAGTAAGAAAACGTTTTAAAAATAAAAAATTAGATAATCTTAGTAAAACAGTTAAAGAAACATTTAAAATAATGGATATAATAGATCCGTCATTTAATCTTAAAGGTAAGTTAATAAAGAAAAGATGTTTGCGTTGTAATAGATATGGTAAAGGTTTTGCTGCTGATTGCGAGAATTGGGGAGCTAAAAGCCATATATGCGTAAGCTGTTATATAGAAATAGAAAATAATAAACATATTGATAAGCTATTAGAAATAGAAAAGAAACCGTCTAAATCAATGCCTGAATTTGATGATCACGGAATATTGTTGAATAAAAAATGTACTAAATGCTGGAAAAGAAAAGATACTAAAGACTTTACTAAGCGGCCTAAAGGTATAGGTAGCCGTACAAGTTGGTGTAAAGTATGTTTAAATAAAAACCTACAAGATTGGCATAATAAAAAAAATGATAGTACCTAAGAGACCTTGCCTTGAATGCAGAGTATTAATAGAGCCAACTAAAGATAATCCAAGTTATTGCGCGCAGCATAAGCCATTAATAAAGAAATATAAGTATAAAGATACAAGGCGCAGAGCGTATCAAGATCCAGAATACAGACGTAACAAAGCATTAATAAAGAAAGCGCAACGTAATTGCGTGCAATGCGGAACTATAGGTAATAAGAGTAACAGGTTAACAGTCGATCATATAATTCCTATAAGTAAAGGAGGTACACATAAAATATATAATTTGCGCGTATTATGTCAGGTTTGTCATCGAAAAAGACGTGGTGTTGATCATAGATAAATAAAATGCTATATACTAGGCTAAAATACAAAAGACTATGAAATAAGGCTTTAAGGGCTATATAGGGGGCTATTTTTTCTTATGCAACAAGTGCCTGCCACCCGAAGCATGCTTGGCGACCTTTTTCGTGCTCATATATAGAGTTTTGTTATACATATAATTTTTTTTTACGTTGTTTGTTTTTTGCTAGCTGTTATATGTTATTATTATTACGTTACAAGTAATAAATTAATCTGGAGTTATATATAATGCCTCGTGGGCCATTACCAAAAGACAAAACAAATTTAGTTGGTCATAGAGACAATAATTTGACTATGCTTAATGGCGGCCGCAATATGCCAATACCTAAACCGAACTCAAGATGGACAACAAAGACTATTAGATATTGGAAAGCGTATTGGGATAGTGAATTAGCTTCAACAGCACAAGTAGTTGATCTTCCTGCATTTTATAGATTGTTTCAATATTATGATGAAGCCGAAAGAGCTAATCGAACAATTGCCAGGCAAGGTAACGCCGGATTATTAGCTGAAGGATCAAAAGGACAAGCTGTTATAAATCCACTTATACAATTAACACTAAAGCTAGAAGAAAAAATCTTAAGACTTGAGCAAGAACTTGGATTAACTCCGCTTGCTAGACAACGGCTTGGCATAGCGTTTGGTGAAGCGCAAATGGGTTTTCAACAATTACAACAATTACTACAGGAAGATAATAAAGAAATAGCTGATCCGAGGTTAAAGCAACTAGAAGAAGAATAATGACTAATGTTGAATATATATTGATGTGTGAACAATGTTACGAAATATTTTATAATAAAGACAAAAGTAAAATAACTTGTCAAAAATGTGAAGAGGAAGAATGATTACTTTACCAGAAACTACAGGCGATAGAGTAGTTAAATTTATTGAAGGTTTTTGTGTACACGGCGAAGGCGATTTTTATGGAATGCCATTCAAATTAGACGATTGGCAAAAAAAGATTATTTATGAAATGTATGAATTAAACGATAACGGCCATAGAAAATATAGAGAAGCTATGATCGGTTTGCCAAAAGGAAATGGAAAATCTGCACTCATTTCTGGATTAGGATTGTATGAATTACTTGGATCAGGAGTTACGTCGCCTTTAGTTGCTGTAGCTGCTGCTAGTTATGAGCAAGCTAATTTAGTTTTTGGAACTATGAAAACTATGTGTGAAGAAAGTCCAATATTAAATAATATGGTTGAAACATTTCAAAATGAAATACAAGTTAAAAATGGAAGTGGTAGAGCATACAGAATAGCAGCTAAGGCCGGTACTGCTGATGGAGGCAGAAATAGTTGCAGCATATTTGATGAGGTACACGAATTTAATAATATTAACTTAGAAAGAGTTCATTATGTTTTAGCAAACAATACAGCTAAAAGACGAGATGGCATAGTTGTTAATATATCTACAGCTGGCCATGATTTAGATAGTTTAATGGGGAGATTATATCAAAGAGGTATGATGAAAGAAGCTGGCAAAGCCGAAGATCCAGAATTCTATTTTAAATGGTATGGAGCTAAAGATACAGATAACCCTAAAGATGAAGAAATATGGAAAAAAGTAAATCCAGCAATTGAAAATGATTGGTGGCCTATTGAAAATTTGCGAAGACGTTTTAAATCACTTCCGGTTAATGAATTTCAAAGGTATCATTTGAATCAATGGACAAGAATTGAGGAGCAAAGCTGGATTAGTGCAGAGCAATGGGACAGCTGCGAAAATAAAGATATGGATCTTCTTCAGGGTGTAGAAACATTTGTAGGAATTGATATGGCTTTACGTCATGATACTTGCGCTGTTACTTATGGCCAAAAAGATGAAAACGGAGTTGTAAGAGTTAAATCACAAATATGGCATCCTCAAGGTGAGAATTATTTAGATGTACAAGAAATAGAAGCATTTATTGTTGAATTAGCTACTAAATATAAATTAATAGAAGTTGCCTACGATCCAGCATTTATGGAACGTACAGCACAAGTATTATTAGACAGAGGAATTAATATGGTTAACTTTCCTCAAACGCATTCAAGAATGATTCCAGCTTGTGGCAATGCTTATGAAATGATAGCTAATAATAAAGTAATACATGAAGGCGATCCTGAATTTACAGATCAAGTTTTAAGCGCTGCACAAAAAGTTACTGATATGGGTTGGCGTTTAAGTAAAGGTAGATCAAAAAGAAAAATTGATAGTGCTATAGCAATGGTTATGATGCTCGATAGAATTACTGCGCCAATACCTAAAGATGATAATCCAGAAGTTGCTATTATAAACTTATGATTAATGTAATAACAACTATAGTAGAAGTAGCAGGAGCTAGCCTTATAATTTATGGTGTATATACTTTTAATGTAAGTCTTGCTTATGTCGTAGCGGGAGCATTTTTAATTGTAGGAAGTTATTTAATTAATAGATGAGATGTCGTAGCGGGAGCATTTTTAATTGTAGGAAGTTATTTAATTAATAGATGAGTTTATTTAATAGAAAAGAAAACAGAGACGCAGCCCTCGGAAACTTATCCGATCTTTTAGCCTTGAGAGAAGGCGGCCTTTATAATTATACTGGCGAAGAAGTTAATGAAAATTCTGCTTTAGGCATATCAACAGTATTTAGCGCCATATCCTTAATAGCCGATAGTATTGCTTTACTACCCGTTAAAACTTTACGATATGAAGGACAAAAAACAATATTCACAGATAAACCAAAGTTTTTAGAAAAACCAAATATAGGTCTTGATCTCTCAATGTTTTCAATGTTGCATCAAACAATAACTTCAATGGCTAATACTTGTTGATAAAGATAGACAAGGCAGACCAATACAATTAACACCTATACACCCTGAAAAAGTAAAAGTTGAAATGAGTGATGGCCGTAAATGCTATTACTTGCAAACAGCTAAAGGCAAAGGTTATGATCGTAAAATAACTGCAGATAATATGCTTCATTTAGTTTGGTATAGCTATCCTGGACAATTAATTGGTGTAAGTCCACTAAGAACTAATTCAAATACCTATGGCCTTGCTTTAGCAATGGAAAGACACATAGCACAATTTTATGGACAAGGCGGAACTCCTAGCTCTGTATTAGAAACAGATAGAGATTTAACAGCTGAGCAAGCTAAAGCATTAAAAGAAACGTGGATAGGCAACCATAACCGAAATAGAAAACCTGCTGTTTTAACAGGTGGGTTAAAATGGAAAGCGATTAGCGCTGAAGCCGGATCAGAATTAATTGGAGCTAGAGATCAAATAGTTCACGAAATAGCAAGAGTATTTAGAATACCTGCTCATTTACTATTGTCAAAAGATGGATCAAACGTATATTCAAATATTGAAAGTAATGGCTTAGCATTTATTCGCCATACACTTTTGCCGTGGATTCGAAGAATTGAAGATGGATTATCTTCATTATTACCTGGAAAACAATTTGTAAGACTTGACACTGATGAATATGCTAGAGGCGATCAATTAAGTCGTGTAAGATCATTTCAAGTTGCTATAAGTTCAGGAGTTATGACTCCGAATGAAGCGAGAGCTAAAATGGAGCTAGAGCCTTATGAAGGCGGCGATAAGTTTTATATAGGCTTGCAAGGAGCTTTAATCGATCCTACACTTCCAGCGCAAGGAACAGATGAGCATGATCCAACAAATAACTTAAACCAAGAATAATGATTAGCGAAGAGTTTACAATAGCACAAACAGCTATAAAAATTATTAGTTCACAAAACTTTACTCAAACAATTAATATTCATAATGATCACGGAAATAAAGTATATTTAGGCGGATCTAATGTTAGCTCAACAAATGGTTTTCATTTAGATAATGATACTAATTTAGTAATTGAAATTCCTTCAGATAATGAACTTTACGCAATAGCAGCCTCAGGTAGTGGTGATGTACATATTTTAAGGCCTAACTAATGCCCTACAGTATAGAAACAGAAAATAAAGAGTGTAATGGTTTTGCTGTTGTTAAAGATAGCGATAAACAAATAATGGGTTGTCATAAAACTGAAAAAGAAGCAAAAGATCAAATAACAGCTTTAAATATTGCAGAAGCAGAAGAAAAAGCAGATTCATTAGAAAATATTGAATTAAGAGAAGTTGATACTAAGCCACCAGCATTTATGCAAAAAAATGCTCAGAGAGGTTTAGATAACTTAAGAAAAGCCGGACCAGGTTTAACAGATAAAACAAAACGCGAAGCAAGATCTATGGCCGCTGGCCAACCGGTATCAATATCAAAAGTTGTAAGAATTGCAGCCTGGCATAAGCGACATATTGTTGACTTAGATCGTGAAAAAACAAGTCCCAATGATCCTGATACTTGGCGTTATTCCGACGTAGCATTTTTACTTTGGGGATCCAATCCTTGGACAAATCCCATGCAAGCAGCAGATTGGGCTGATAGAAAAATAGCGCAGCTTGTTAAAGAGGGTAAATTAGAGCCTAGAAATGATAGCGCAACACCTGCTCCTAAAAAAGATCAAGTTAAAGGCAGCGGCAAAAATAAAAAAGGATCTGCAAGCGGTAAAAAAGGAAGCATTAAATTTAGTGAGGGTACAGAAACAGCTATTAAAAATCGAGTTAAAGAACATAATGAAGAAGTAGCTGGAATGGCATCCTGGAGAAAATTAAAAGCATCTTCTGCAAAAGCTGTTGTTAGAAGAGGATTTGGCGCGTTTAGTTCTTCGCATAGACCTGGAGTTAGTAGACAAGCGTGGGGATTAGCTAGACTAAAAGCATTTAGTTATTTATTAAAAAATGATAAACCAAAAAATCCTAAATATTTATCAGATAATGATTTACTTCCAAAAGAACACCCAAGATATACAAAGAAAGAGGAAAAAATGAGTGGACAACATATTGATGTATTCGATCGAGCTGTGGCAATGTCACAAACAATTGAAAAGCAAAAAACTATTACTAATATAAATAGCATGGAAAGACAAACTGAAAATAGAAGTTTTACATTTGCAGCAGTTGAAGAAAGAAATGATAATGACAAAAATACATTATTATTTACTGGTTATGCCTCTGTATTTGATAAACCATACGGAGTAAGAGATAGCAAAGGTTTATATAACGAAACTATTAAACCTGGAGCATTTAAGAAAACTTTACAAGAGCAAGATGATGTAAGATTTTTAGTTAATCATGATGGAATTCCATTGGCTAGAACTTCATCAGGCACTTTAAAATTAGAAGAAGATGATTATGGATTATTTGTTAGAGCTGAATTAGATCCAGCTAATCCTACTGTAGCTGAAGTAGCAAGCGCTATGAAGCGAGGAGATTTGAATGAGATGTCTTTTGCATTTGCAGCAATCAAAGATAATTTTGATAATCAAGGAGAAAACAGAGAAGTAAACGAAGCAAGGTTATTTGATGTAAGCGTTGTTACTTATCCTGCTAATCCTTGGGCTGGTGCTAAGCTTAGAGGGGTTGAATTAGAAAACCTACACAAAGAGCTTGTTGAAGCAAGAAGCGGTGAAAAAGCAAAAGAAATTTTAGAAGGTTTTATTAATGAAGTTACTGAAAGTAATAACGTTGATAAAAAGCGAAGTAATCCAAAAGTTGAATTGTTAAAAATGAAACTTGAAAGAGATGGCATTCGCTAAGACGTGAAGCCGTGTTTAGTGCCGAAATCACACTTAAAAACACACTCTACGCAGAAGTAAAAGATAATAAACATAAGGAAACTATGAAAAAATTAATTGAAGCTAGAGATGCAAAAGTTGCTGAATTAGATTCACTAGTAGTTGAGCTTGATGAAATGGATGCAGGAGAAGCATTTGACAGCAAATTTGCAAGATCAAATGAATTGCATACAGAAGTAAAAGAGCTTAATGTAAAAATAGATGAAGCTAGAGATGCAGCCGAAACACTCAAAGCAGTTAAAGAAAGTAGATCAGAACTTAATGTTGAAGATGAAGACTTAGGCGAAAAAGAAGCTGTTGTAGAGATCAACGAGCCTGACCTATATCGAAAAGATGGAAATCATTCCTTCATTTCTGATGCTTGGGCAGCTAGATCCGGCGACTTCAAAGCGCAAGAAAGACTTAATCAACATCAAGATCATGAATCTTCTAGAGATGTCGGAACAGGAGCCTTTTCAGGCCTCGTAGTACCGCAATACCTAGTAAATGAGTATGCACCAATTGCAAGAGCTGGCGCAGCAGTTTATAACGCTGTACCTAAAAAACCTCTTCCAGCATTTGGTATGAAAATGGAAGTATCCAGAATAACTACTGGATCAACAGCAGCAGAACAAGCAACACAAAACTCAGCTGTATCAGAAACTAATATGGATGATACACTATTAACAGTTAATGTTGATACTGTTGCAGGTCAGCAAGACGTTTCAAGACAAGCTCTTGAGCGCGGCGGACAACCTGGATTTAGTATGGAAAACATTATTTTCCAAGACTTAGTCGCAGCATACTATACAAAACTTGATAATCTTATGATTAACGGATCCGGAAGTTCTGGACAACCGTTAGGAATAAAATCAGTTTCAGGAATAAACACAACAACATACACAGACGCAAGTCCAACTGTTGCTGAGTTCTATCCTAAATTGGCTGATGCAATTCAAAAAGTTAACGCTAACAGATTTGCTCCAGCTACTGCTATCATTATGCACCCAAGACGATGGGGTTTCATAACTGCAGGACTTGACAGCTCTAATAGGCCGTTAGTTGTCCCAGCAGGAAACAACCCTGATAATCCAATTGGTGTTGGTGAAGCAGCAAAATACGGAAACGTTGTTGGTAACCTTTTAGGGCTGCCAGTTATCACAGATGCAAACATTCAAACAGATGCAGGATCTGGTAATGATGAAGATATAATTCTCATTGTTAAAGCAGATGATCATATTCTTTTCGAAGATGGTCTATTCCAGCTTAAGTTTGAAGAAACAAATGCAGGATCACTTACAACTAAAATGGTTGTTTACGGATATAACGCATTCGCTTCTGGAAGATACCCAGCAGGAACTACAATGATTAACGGAACAGGACTGGTTACACCGTCCTTTTAGTTGAATTAATGGTCGGAGGTGTCAAGCAATTGATACCTCTAACCATATAAAGAAAGAAAAAATTATGTCAAATAAAAATTTAATAAAAGCGTTAAAGGAAGAGCTCAAGGGCTACGAATTATACGGAAAGGCTAAACGTGCTGAAGAAGTTAAAAAAGCTATTAAAGCAGCAGGTGGCAAAGTTGAAAAAGCTGATGCTAAACCTAAAGCCGAAAAAAAAGTAGAAAAGAAGTAATTATGCCTAAAGGTGTTGGTTACGGTAAAAAAATGAAAGGTGGCAAAGGTAAGGGCCGAAAAAATAAGGGTAAATAACCTATGGCAATTACTAATGGCTACTGTACACAAAATGAATTAAAAGCTTTTGTTGGAATCCCGTCAGATGATAGCGGGGACAATGATCTTTTAGATGATGCTATTAATGCAGCTTCAAGACAGATAGACGCTTTTTGTGGGCGATATTTTTACGCAGACGGATCGGCATCGGCTAGGAAATTTTTTACAGAAGATGTTTATCGATTAAGAGTTGATGACATTTCTACAACTACAGGACTTGTAGTTAAATATGACGATGATGATGATGGAACGTATGAGGTAACTGTTTCATCAAGTGAATATCAAGTTTTGCCTATCAATGGAATTGTTGGAGGCATAACAGGAAATCCTTATTACATAGTTGAATTGATAAGCGATGGATCAAATGAATGGCCCCTAGATACTTCAAGTAATAGACCGCGAGCTGAAATTACAGCTAAATGGGGTTATGCAGCAGTGCCTGAACAAATTAGACAAGCTGCGTTAATGTTAGCAAGTGAACTATTTGCTATGCGAAATGCGCCATTAGGTGTTGCAGGTGTAGGAGATTTTGGCGTTGTTAATATACAACAAAATAGAGAAATTACCAGAATGATTGCGCCGTTTCGTAAGGGTACAGTTTTAGGAGTTGCTTAAATGGCAACAATGTCAGAAATAAGAGATGGTCTTAAAACAACAATAGGTGGCATAAATGGCCTTCGTTGTTATGATGTAATACCTGACAACGCAATTAATTTTCCAGTAGCAATGTTTATACCAACAAATATTGAATTCGATTTAGCAATGCAACGTGGAACTGATCTTTACACATTTGATGTTTTAATTGCTGTACAGCGATCTGATGCAAGAACAGCGCAAGATAAATTAGATGCTTTTGTTACAGGTAGTGGTAGTTCAAGTATTAGGCAAATAATATATAACAATAGAACTTTAGGTCTTGCTAATACAGATGCTAGAGTTGTTAATGTAAGTAACTACAGCGCGGATTTTAACCTAAATGGCATTGATGGAATTGGTGCTAATTTATCAATAGAAGTTTATACGAAAGGATCAAGCTAGTGGATGGTTGTTGCGGCGCAGGTTGTTGTGGAGGTAATTAATGAAATACAAAATAATTGGTAATAAAAAAGTTATGGGTAAAATTAAAGGTGATACTATATCTATTGATGATGAAAAAGTTGCAAAATCATTAATTAAGGGTGGCCATATAAAACCTACTACAATTAAAAGAAAGCGTGCAAGAAAAAAAGATGGAACTTTTATTAAAGACGATAAGAGCACTCCTGATGTAAATGAAGCGTGGGAGAAATAAATGGCAAAATTTGTATTTAATGATGGAAAAGTTTTTTCTGGTGGTTATGATCTAAGCGATCATACTACTTCTGTTAACTTAGAAATAAACGCTGAAGAGCTAGACGCAACTACAATTAATAGTAATGGATTTAGAGAGAAATTAGGTGGACTTAAAGATAGTTCGCTTCAAATTGATGGATTTTATGAAGCTGGATCAAATAAACCGGATGCTTTATTAGGTGCATCAATTGGAAATGAATTAATTGTAACTACTGTTCCAGATGCTGGAGTAGGAAATATTGCATATTTTATGAAGTCAAGATTATTTGATTATTCAATATTAGGTGAAGTTGGAGGCTTAGCGCCATTTAGCATAAGTAAAAACCAATCATCCGATAAAGTTGTTAGAGGAACTATCCAACTAGATGGCGCATTAACAGCTTCAGGTAATTCAACAGGCACCCAGCTTGGAGCTGTTGCCGCCACTGAAAAGGCGTATGCAGCAATTCACTGCTATGCAGTTTCAGGAACATCAACTCCAACTATTACTTTTAAATTACAATCAGATGATAATTCAAGCTTTACAAGTCCAACCGATCGAATTACTTTTACAGGAATAACAGCTATAGGAGCAGATTTTCAAAGTGTTGCTGGTGCTGTAACCGATGATTATTGGCGTTTGAATTATACTATAACCGGAACTAATCCAAGCTTTTCAATTCATGCTGCAATCGGTATTGAATAAAAATAATTAAAAATATTACGCATTTAAAATAATCTATGTTATAATTATATTATAAAACAAAAACAAACGGAGGACTAAAAATGGCAATGACTAAAAAAGATTACGAAGCAGTAGCTAAAATAATCAAATTTAACGAAACTAAATCACAAATTACTTTAGGACTAGCAGCAATATTTGAAATGGATAATCCTAATTTTAATTCAGTGAAATTTTTGAGAGCCTGTAAGGAGGACTAAATGAAAAAGAAAAAAGAAACAGATGTTCAAATTTCAATACAGGGTATTGAAACAAATAAACATACTTTTGTTATAAAAGATCAACCAGTTAATGAAGTTGGTAATAAATATATGCACGATGGAAATGTTTTTATTATTGTAGAAAATGAAAAAAATAGTGTTCATATTGATATTGATAAAAATATTTTTGATAGTTGGATTCAAGCGTATTTAGAAGGTGATTTTATTCGATACAGAAGCGGTGTTATACAAGGTAAATTAATTAAAAGACAACAAAAATTTATTGAAGTATTACAGGCAAAAGTAAATAAATTAAAAGAATATCAATTACAAAATTCAAAAAAATAAAACGTACAACGTACAACCCCCGTTTACGTACCGGAAAGCCCCTCTAGCAGCAAGAGGGGTTTTCCATTTAATAACGTATAAACTTATATTTCATTATTCATATTTAAAATAAAGATATTGAAAGGAGTTTATTTTGGCAAAATTTGTTTTGACAGATGCAAGCGTAACATTGAACAGCGTTGATTTAAGTGATCATGTTGCTTCAGTTACTTTAGATATTACAGCCGATGAAATTATGACAACTGCGATGGGGGAAACCTTCCAGTCCAGAACAGGGGGCCTTAAGTCAGGAAACCTCTCGATCGAGTTTCAACAAGATTTTGCAGCTAGTGAAGTTGACGCTACTTTATTTCCGTTACTTGGAACAACTACAGCTTTTGTAGTAAAACCAACAAGCGGATCAGTTAGCGCTACTAATCCATCTTATAGTGGATCAGTTTTAGTTAATCAACATATTCCAGTTGCAAACGCTGTAGGAGAACTTGCTACAATGTCAGTTTCGTTTCCTACCTCTGGAACTATAACCCGCGCTACTTCTTAATGGGTAATATGATCGTCGTGATGAGCGACGGCACTAAACTTGAAGTTAAGATCAAGCCGGGAGATATTGTTAAATTTGAGCGTAAATTTGACATACCGATTTCTAGATTAAATGATGAGCAGCGATACGAATGGCTTTTATATTTGGCGTGGCTTGCTTCTAAAAGAAATGGTGTTACTGAAGATTATGATGCTTGGGTTGATAAAGTTGAAGACCTAGACATTACTGGATCAAGTGATAATTTAAAAGCATAAACGGATTTATTGATCTAATAGCTGCTATAGCAGTTGAAACAGGAATAGATCCAAATGCTTTAATGAATATCGAAATGGAAATGTTTGATGCAATTGTTAAAGTTATAAATAAAAAATACGAAAGTTGATATGGCAAAAATAACTGGTGAATTTACAATTGATAACTCTGAGTTAATAGAGTTAAGAAAAGACATTAAAAAATATGGTGATACAGAAGTTTTAAAAGTATTATCTAAGTTTCATAGAGAGCTTGCTAAAGAACAATTATCGGAAATAAGAGCGTTAGCTAAAAAACAAAGAATTCCTAAAGCTAGAGCTTCGGCTACTGGCTATACTGCTTCAGGTACACGTACAGAAGCAAAAATTAATATTAAAAGTAATGATAGAAAGCCAGCTACATTTTCTATGGAGTTTGGTCGCCGGTATATGTATGTACCTACTAAAAATGGTAAAACAAGAGCTGTGACTAGAGGCGAAGTTGGCAACTTAAGATATTCACGACCTGGGGCAGACTTTCCTTATAAAAAATGGATCGGTCACAGATTTACAGCGGGTGACAGTACATTTTCACAATTTGGTAAAAAAGGTTATGTTGCAGGTAAAACTTTAGATAAAAATCAAAACAAAATAGCTGAATCATATTCTGATCGTATGTATGACGCATTAATAAAGGCAATTAAATAATGGCAAAAGAAAAAAAAGTATCGATAGCAATTATAGGTAAAACTAAACAATTTACTGATAGCTTAACAAGATCGCAAAAAGCTATGAGTAAATTTAGTTCTGTAGCTGGTACTTTAGGTAAAGCTACAGTTGCAGGTTTAGGTGTTGCTTCAGTTGCTGCAGTTACTCTAGGTAAAGATTTAGTTAACTTAGGATCAGATGCTAATGAAGCACGATCCGCTTTTGAAACTACATTTGGAGAAAGTGTACCAAAGCTCTCAGGTTTCGTTGATGAATTTGCAAATAAAGCCGGTTTAGCTGCGCATGAGTTAGAAGGGTTATTAACTCAATCAGGTGCGATCATGCAAGGTATTGAATTTACAGGCGAAGCTTCTGCAGATTTATCAGTTAAGCTAGCAACACTTGCCGGAGACGTAGCCAGCTTTTCAAACGTTCAGGGAGGTGCAGAGCCAGTTATGCAAGCTTTCACTAAAGCTTTACTCGGTGAAAGAGAATCCCTTAAAACGTATGGTATCGCAATTATGGAAGCAGATGTACAAACAAAAGCATTTGAAATGACTGGCAAAAGTTCAGCAAAAGAACTTACTAAGCAAGAAAAAGCTTTAGCAACCTACGAATTGTTATTAGAAAAAACAACTGTACAACAGGGCGATCTCAACAGAACGCAAGAAAGTTTTGCTAACAAATCAAGAGCTGCACAAGCTAAATTAAAAGATTTAAAGGTTACAATGGGCGCAGAATTGCTTCCAGTAGTTGAAGAGTTACTTCCGGTTATTGTTGATTTAGTAACTGAAGTAGGGCCTCACTTAGTAGAAGCTATTAAAGCAGTAGCCCCGTTTATTCAAGTTGTTGGTGAATTACTTTCGGCTTTAGCTCCGCCTATAATAGCTGTTGTAACTTTACTGTTAACTTTATTAGCGCCGGCGTTTAAAAAGCTAACTGAAATGGTTGATAAGTTTTTAAAACCATTTTTTACAAACTTGCCTAAAAACTTTGAAAATATGATTAATAGAATAATTAATAGTTTAAATAATTTTATTAGAACTATTAATGGTTTTGTTGACAGAGTAGCTGGTGTATTAGGAAAAATAGGTGTAAATATCAATTTGCCTAAACTTTCTGAAATTGGAAATGTTTCCTTTGGTTTTGCAGAAAAAGAAGTTAAAAAATTAACGCCAGAAGAAACTATTGATCCAGCTAAAACTATAGGTCAATTAACATCTAATGCTGCTAGCACTTCGGCTGCTTTATTAGATCCAAAAGCCGGTTTAACAGTAAACTTTAATAATCAAGTAAACAACCCTGATCAAGTTATTAATGCGCTTAATGATTATACAAATAAGAATGGGCCTTTAAATAGAGTACTAACAATAATCTAATGGCACAACCAACAGTAAGAGTTAGAGTAGGCTTTACGCCAAATGAATTTACTTTAGATGATTTAGTAAGAGGTGTATTAGACTCAGGAGAATTAGGAGGTGCCGTTAGTTTAACAGATGTTACAGCAGACGTACAAAGCGTAACTATTTCAAGAGGTAGATCAAGAGAGTTAGCTACATTTAGTACAGGAAGCTGCAACGTACAATTATTAAATAATTCTAGAAAGTATGAAAATACAAATACTTCAAGCCCTTATAGTCCAGGTATTGAGCCTATGATCGCTATACATGTTGACGCAACTACAGATGGTGGAAGTAATTATAAAGATTTATTTGTAGGTTTTGTTACGGATATTAATTTAACCTATCCTGATCAAGGCAACTCTTTTGCTAATTTTCAAGCGTCAGATGCTTTTATGAAAATAGCTAATACAGCTTTAATTAATGCTTCGTTTTCTAGTGCAACAAGTGGTAATTTAATTGATGCTGTTTTAGATAATACAAATGTTAAGTTTGGTACTAATAGAAATATTGACGCAGGTATTTCAACAATGCAAGCATTAAGCGGCATTTCGGAAAATACGTTAAGTGTTTTACAAAATATTGAACGATCAGAGAATGGTTTATTATTTATCTCTAAAGATGGTAAATTAACTTTTAAATCTAGGCATGCTACTTTTCCTAGTACTCCAGATGCAACATTTTCAGATGATGGGTCAGATGTTCCATATATTAGAGTTGATTATATTAATGATGACAACGAAATTTTTAATATTGTTTCTTTAAAAAGAATTAGTGGATCTACACAAACAGTTGAAAGTGTTGGATCGCAAGGTAAATATTTAATTCGAACTTTAAGTAGAGATAATCTTTATAACGATAATGATCCAGAAGTTAAAGATGCTGCCGAATTTTTGCTAGGTAAGTTTAAAGATGCCTTAATAAGATTTGACAACTTAATAGTAGATTTAACTGAAGCAACTACAGGCAATCAAAATACAATACTTGATCGTGAAGTAGGAGACATTGTTAAAGTTGAATTAACACCTCCTGGAGGCGGATCGCCTAGCCAAATAACAGCAAATGAAATAATTGACAGTATAAACTATAACATTACTCCCGATTTGTTTAGTTGCTCTTATAAGTTATCAAATGCAGATACGCAGGCCTTTATGAGGTTGGATAATACTTTATTTGGTATTTTAGATACTGATAAGCTAGGCTATTAATAACTTATAATGAAGTTCATAAAAGTGAAAGGATAAAATAAAAACATGGCAAACGGATTTAAAGTATTTGGTGTAGGTGAAGTATTAACTGCAGCAGATGTAAACGATTACTTAATGGAACAAATTGTTGGTATCTTTGCAGATAGTACAGCAAGGGACGCACAAATAATAAGTCCAGTAGAGGGACAATTTTGTTTCTTAAAAGACACTAATGTTTTACAGTTTTATAACGGATCAGCGTGGACAAGTTTTATAGGCGACGGCGATATTACAGCAGTTAATACTTCTGCAACTTCAGGTTTATCAGGTGGTGCTACTTCTGGTGCAGCTGATATAACTATTGCACCTAATAGCGCTACATCAGCAACAGTAGCTTCAGCAGATATAGTTTTAATTGGCGACGCTGATGACAGTAACGCCGTAAAGAAAACAACAGTAGCCGATATTGTTGCCTTAGCACCTAGTGGTGTATCATTAGGTTTAGTATTGGCTTTATCATAGGAAAGGAATAAATTATGGCTGACACATTACATTCTGTTGCAGGACAACTTGGAACAAGTACGGCTGATATTATTGACGCAGTGCCTAGTAGTACAACAGAAACAGCAATAGGAATTTTGATTTCTAATGTCAATGCAAGCAGTTCAGACGTTACTGTTGATTTGAGTATTACTAAATCGGGTGGTACATTAAGAAATATTTTAAACGATGTTTCACTACCATTCGGCACAACTATACAAATAGATAGCAAGATAGTACTCGAAACAGGCGACATATTACAGGGATTATGTTCAGACGCTTCAAGTGCAGATTATACAGTTTCATTCTTACGACAAACCTAAGGGATCACAATGACCTACTTAGGCACACAACC